AAAATGAAACAAAACGAGCGTTTAAAATGGTGGATAATAGGAGTGCTTTTTGGAGGAATCCTATCGTTTCCATTTAGAGAGTTTGAAAAAAAGAACTGTAAATCCCAAGCATATGATGAAGGATATGAAGAAGGTTTTTCTTTTGGAGAAACCAAAGGTAGAGAAGAAGCGTTTACCTGGTTTCAAGCAAACTTTAAAGCAAACATAGAATATTTAAATATAGATTCAACAAATGAACATTCGATTTCGGGAAAGTGATCATAAGTATTTTACCCTAGAAGAACCAGATAAACCGTTTGTAAGTGTATCAGGTCTTTTTGATATGATTAAACCTAAGTTTGATTCAATAGGTATATCAGAAAGGTATGCGAGTAAACCCAGAAAAAAAATTATAGAAGACCTTGCAAAAAAATGGAACCTTACCGTTAATCAGGCAGAGGAAAAATGGAAAGGAGTAGAGTTTACCCCAGAAGTCATTCGAGAAATTTGGGAAGAGAAAAAGAACATTGGATTGGCCCGAGGAACAAAATGGCACAAAGACATTGAACAAAAACTTTTAAACCGAGGAGGAAAAAGAGGAACGTCTATTGATGGAGAATACACCGTTCCTATTGATATCAAATCATTAGGTCCAGGACACTATATTGAATTGATGATACCTTATATTCCCCTCTGGCTTATAGGTACAGCAGATAGGGTTGAGATTCATTCAGATAAAACCTTTACAATACGAGATTGGAAAGGTTTTCCATTAGACACTGAAATTCCTACTTTAACAGGGTTTAAACAAATGAAAGATATTCAGCCTGGGGATAGTATATTTGATGGAGAAGGTAATATAACCAAGGTTAAGAACGTGTCAAGTATTCATTATAATCCTTGTTATAAAATAACATTTGATACAAATGAGTCAATTATTTGTGATTTTGAACATAGATGGGAGATTCATAAAGGTGTTGGAAAGAAACAAAATCAAAAATGTTTACTTACCACAGAAGAGATAAATAATTATTACGCACATAATAAAACCAAACTAAGAATTAAAAACACATCAATTCAAATTGAAAACGACATAGAACTTCCAATCGATCCTTATGTGTTAGGTTGCTGGTTAGGTGACGGAAATTCTTATTTTGGAAGAATTACAAACATGAATCCAAAAATATGGAAAGAAGTTCAATCCCGAGGTTATCATATAGGTGAGGATGTTTCAAACAAAAGCAATAAATCAGAAGATAAAACAATTTTTGGATTAGGTTCAATTTTAAAAGAACTCAATTTGATAAAAAACAAACATATTCCAGATATATATTTTCAATCTTCAAAAAGGCAACGATTAGATTTATTAAGAGGTTTTATGGATACAGACGGTTACTACAATACTCGAAGAAAACGATGTGTTATGGAAACTACCCAAGAGTGGCAAATGAAATCGTTAACATCCTTAATCTTTAGTTTAGGTTATAAAGTCACGGTAATGAAGGTAAAGAAAAAAGGTTTTGGTAAAATAGTAGACTGCTACCATATTTGTTTTTCACCAAAAGATAACCCTTTTCTTCACAAAAATGAAAACTATTTAGAGTTAGTTAAAAACGTTAGATTCTTTAACTCCGAATATAGATACATTAAAAATATTGAAAAGGTTGATTCTGTTCCTACAAAGTGTATTGAGGTAGAAAGTCCTTATCATACTTATTTGGTAACAAGAAATTATTTAAAAACTCATAACAGTGACCGTGAACTCCTTTATAAAGGAGTAGAATGGTTTGACCCAAAAACCAAAAGAAAAAAGGTAGAAAAACTACTTCCGCCTCTTTCTCACTTAGATAATGTCAATGGAATCCACTATAATGTCAAAGAATCTTTGTATATTTATTTCTTGGAGTCCTACGGTTTCAAGTTTAGAGAAGGATACATTGATCATGTTCAGTTTGATGAAAACGATGAACCAGTTGGAATTGTTGAATATCCAATTGAATATTTAAAATCAGAAGTCAGATCACTTTTAAATTGGTACAAAAACAAACAATGAGTAACTTACCTTTTCATAATAACTATTTTATTGAAGTCGATTGTAAAATGGCAATGACTTCGAAGCAAGAAATAGAAGACTATAACCGTCAATTAGAAGAATACGAACAAGAATTGGAAGACTGGGGAAACAGAGAAGAAATATTCAGATTAAGTGGTGCCGAAAAACCCAAACGCCCAGTATTGAACTCTGAACAAAAATATGTAAAAATTTGGTGTAATTTTGGGGAGTTTGTTATTAAACTTTGGCAAACTTTCTTTGATGATACAATCAACGAGGAAGTTATTTTAATTTTCTACACAGAGAAAACAACAGGTATTACATCGAATATGTCTCTCAGAATGAGTAAGGAACGTTGGATGAAACTGTTAACCAACTTTGGAGCATACCATGAGTCTACCTAAAATACTTACCGTAGAAAATGATCGAGTAGTAATTAACGAGGTGATTCTCTCAATTCCTGAGTTTAGAGAGTTATACAAAGTCTACAACCAGGATATTCGTCCGTTTCAGTATTTATGGGCAATGTATGACCCAGAGAGTCCATACATGAACTATGAAGAAATCTTAGAACGTGAAGAACGTATTCAAGAAGATTTTGCCGGAGATTATACGGTTAATGATTATGAAATGGCAAAAGCAATCAGACGATGTGAAGAACTTTATAACTCACCTGTAAGAAAGATACTCAGAGGGACTAAAATTGCAATAGAAAAACTTTCAAACTATTTTGAAAGAATGGAGATTGATTCTGGTAGAGACGGAAACCTTTCCCAAGTTAAATCTGCTATTGTAGATATGCCTAAAATTATTAGGGCATTTCTTGAAGCAGAAAACGCTTATAAACAAGAAGTTTCAAGAGCAAGAGGTGAAACTCGTTCAGGAGTAGATGAAGATGAAACACCTAACTGGGATGATTAAAAAAATAATTAAACTAAACATAGTTCTGAAAGGCAATTTCAGAACTATGTTCTTTTTATGTCCGCAATGTAACTCTGACGCACCAGAGATGTATGATTGTCCTGTTTGTGGGGGACAAACAAAACACTCATTTAAAGACTGGTATGCTTACACCAGAGAACTATGGTGGCAGCGTTACAAAAAATTACATAACTTTTAAGATGGTATTTAAACCGCTTTCTTTATTAGAATTTAACACTGAAACAAAAGAATGGGGTAAGCGAAGGTTTGAGACTTTCACGGAGTATCATTCTTTTATAAAATCAATGCTGAAGTTTCCAGGAGAGTATAACTTTAAAAACACGGAATACTGGAACCCAATGGCAAGAAAGTTTGCCAAGGATAAACGATATACGGACTACGCACTAAACTCCAAAGAATACAGGCAGTTCTGGTTGACAGAACGTAGAAAATGTGAGCAAGGAATTATCGTAGATGGTGTATGGATTTCACCAGATTTATATTTCTTTTGGAATTTTTGCCCAATCTTTAATAAGATTGAAATGACTACCACCCACCCTGATATTTGGGACGGTCACTATCACTACGATCTTTATCTTCAACTTGCCTGGCTTGAAGACCAGGACGGAGGTTGTACAAAAGCCCGACAAAAAGGTATATCTCTTTATCATATGGCTCGAATTGCTAAACGAGGATGGTTTGGAGATAGGGCAACCCTTAAAGTAGTAGGTTTTGAAGAGGCTTATCTACAAGGTGAATGGGAAATTCTCCAAAACTATCGGGATCACCTCAATGAACACACGGGTTGGTATAGAAACTTTCAGCCAGATGAGACTTTCAACTGGCAGTTTAAACGAGAAATCACTGAGGGGACAATTAATAAGAAAAAGGTAACCAAAGGTAATAAATCTAAAATTAAAGCGTCTATTACCAAACGTAACTTTTCAAAAGCAGTAGGTGGTCCAGCATTAGAGGTGTATGCTACGGAGGCAGGTATTTATCAAAACTTGAAAAAGGTAAAAGAATATGTTGATCCCAATATTAAGTTTGGTTCTGTTAAAACAGGAATGTTTGTAGCAGCAGGTGCCGTAGGTGAACTTAAAGACGCAGAAGATTTGAAAGAAATGTCTTTCAATCCAAAAGCATATAACATTCGCCCTGTTGAAGATAAGTTTTCGGGTTCAATGGAACCAATCGCATTCTTTTTTCCAGATGAGTGGAATTATGCCTACAAGGATGAGATCACAGGTAAGGTGGTTAAATGTTATGATCAAGATGGAAACTCAAACTTGGAGTTAGCCTATAAATATCTGGATATTGAAGAACAGAATGCTAAAAAGAAAGATGAATCTTCTTATAAACTCTGGAAGTCTCAGCATCCAAGAACTCTTCAAGAGGCTTTTGATCAAAGAGAGGATAACCCTTTTCCAACAACAATGCTAAAAGAACAGGAGTTATCTCTTATTAAAGAAAAACCTGTTATCGTTTCGTTCTATCGAGATGAAAAAGGTAAAGTAAAACACAAGTTTGCAAACGATGTTCCCGTAGCAAAACTAAAACCTAACCCTCACGAGGACAACCGAGGAGCGGTTATTATTAGGCATATGCCAGTAGAAAACCCTCCCGAAGGACTTTATTTTGCTGGAATAGACCCTATTTGGAACACAGACACTTCTACATCCAAATCATTAATGAGTATTACAGTTTGGATGGGAACACATGAGCGAGACGGAAAATATGTAGAACCTTATCCTGTTGCTACATATACTGGAAGGCATAAGAAACCTTCTGAGACCTATCAGATATGCTTAGACCTTATTGAGTTTTATAACGCAAGGGTAGCTGTTGAATCAAACGTAAAAGATTTTATCGAATGGGTGATTCGACAAGGAAAATCTCGATTCTTAATGAGAAGAAGAGAACTTATAGTAATTCAAGAAATGATGCCAAACTCAACAATTCGAGACGAGATAGGTGTAAGGATGGAAGGGGAGTTTAAAAAGAGATGTATAGACAAAATGGTTACTTGGATGGAAAACATATATTCCACAGAGTTCAACTTGGAAACAGGAGAGTCTAAGGATCTATACAATGTGAAAAAAATATGGGATACAATGTTTATTAAAGAGTGTCTTCAATATACAACCAAATTGAATACTGACCGTTTAGTGGCAAATTGTCTGGCATTAATT